ATAATCAAAGTTAATTGTGGAAGTCTATTGTCAGATAAATTATGATTCATTATCCATTTGATACACTCTCTACAACTTTCCATTGTGATGTCGTCCATTAATACATAGACTCCATTTGATGCCAGATTGTTTGCTGGCGCCATTTCCGCTCTACCTTTTTTAGCCATTTGTTATTACTCCATATAGTTTATTTCCTGAGAAAAATTTTTCTTTCAGTCTTTCTTTTTGTTTTAATATCGCAGGTACATACTTCACATAATTTTCCATGTAGTCATCGATCTTCTTCATTATGCTTTGTTTGTTTGCTCTATAACTTTCCATATCTTGTGTCCATTCACTAGGATATGCAAATTCTGATAATGCCATTTCTTTGTAACTTAATCTGTTAGGTATCATAGGTATTACATTAAGCAATACTCCTTCATACCAACTTATCCCAAGTGTCTCTTGTAAGTTTGCACTGAAAATAAGTTTTGCTTCACCTAACAAATTGTGATACTCATTTTTGCTCAATTGCTTTTCTTGGCACACCACAAATTCATATTGTGGCATTGCTTTTTTCAAATCTTGAAATATTGCTGGTTGTTTTTCAGGAGCCATTCTGTGTGGAAATAATATTAAGTTTCTTTTAGTCATATTTTCATATAAACTTAAAGAACCTTCCATGTACTCCATGGGCCAACCAACTCTGCACACTTTGTTGCCTTTTGGTGCATTTAAACCAACATACTGTTCTGCTTTTGTGAATGTTTCACAGAACAAATCAATATGAAAGTCTGTTGCATAAAAATTGTGATCAAACACATCGAACATTGCTTGTTCAGTGTTCCTTACCCATTCTGCATTGCCGATTAATCTGCCTAAGAAATCTTGTGGATCATATGAGCCGGCGTGCCACATACCACCTATTTTAATTTTTACTTTGAGTAATTCTGCCATGTATTTCAATTGAAGCACAGTTGGATTCCATGCATCTGTGTATAAGAAGTAATCGCCATCTTTTACCTTGCCTTCACAAAACAGTTTTCCTATCTGTTCCATTTGATTGGATTTGTAAACATTAGTACCACCAAAGTTTAAAAATGCACCTGGAGTTGTTGCTTGTGGAGTGTCTCCGCCACTTATTGTGACCACGTTTTGATTAGTCGCACGTTTCATTTGTTTAGGAAGATTGTACTTCCATTCTTTTGTGTATCTTGTATCTACTGCTTCTAAATCAACTATGTATATTGTCATTTTTCTTCGTAATATCCTAACACTGCTAATCCAATGAAAAAGAATGATGCAAACATAAGCATATCGCTTATAAATTCATCTCCGCCAGGCAAACCAGGCATTGGCATAAACCAAGCAAAGCCTACCAGACAGATTCCTCCTAGTATTCCAAATAGTAACCACATAATTCTACTTCGTGTAGACTGTGTGACTTCCGTTTTCACCATCTTCACTAACATCTATTTCTATATCTCTGTCAGGATATCTTTTGTTTATTTCAGTGTATAAATCATCACTAATCATTTCACAAGATTTATAATCTAATTGTAAAGTCTTTTCAGCATACAATTTTTCTAACCATCTTTTGAATTGAATAAACTCTATGTCTCTATCATCATGAAATACTTCTATTCCTACTTTAAAATGAAAGATGTGTCTGTGAGGATAGCCTAAAAAAGAAACGTCATATTCATCTCCAGTAGCAAGTTTTGGATCATCCAAAGCCGCTGGATATTTGTGGATTCCTTCTTTTCTAAATGTTACCCAAATGTTTGTTTTTTTATTCATATATTATTATAGCAATTTTAGTCGTTATTGTCAACGTCAATTACTGTGTCTCCTACATATTCAGACCAATCTGTGTAGTGCATATGATCAGTTATGTCTTTTAAGTTTTTACTCCAAACACCTGTATTAGAATGTCCCCATGTCACGTCATCAATTTTCAATGTCGTGTTTTTATTCAGTTTATAGATGTTTGGTATTTTTGCACTCACCATTGGAATGAATCTTTCAAATTTCATTAATCCTGTATCTGTAACCTTTTCAATATATTCTATACCAAAGTCTAAAGTTACCCAGTATTTGTTTTCTAATAATTCTTGCATCACAGTCTTGAATGATTCATTTCCGTCATAACTTTGACTTGTACCAAAGTAGATGTGTTTGCAATTATGATGATCAGCCAAGTCCATTATCTCTTTTGGATCTCTTGTGCCTACAACAAATAATGTTCTAAATCCTTTTGCTATTGTATTCTCTATTTCATCACCAACGAAATAAACAACTTGTTTTCTTTTTGCTGTGTCTAAAGCCATTCTATATATCCTCTGTTAAATCCTGTTTTTCTATTGTTGCTTTCTTCAAATGCATCTTCCCATTCAGTAAGTCTGTCATATCCTTTGCTCCAGAACTCATCTATGTTTAATGCTCCAGTTTCAATCATTTTTACTGCCATTTCCATACATCTTTTAAAATTCTTTTGTCTTGGACTTGGAAATATAACTGTTACTGCATTCCAAAGAAGTTTTTCGAATCTTGTTGTAATACCATTTGATTTTTCTGCACCCAACACAATTAAACCTTGTTCTGTAACTAAATCCTGTGTAAACACTTCATCTCTTGTGTTTAAGTCTATCACAATGTCATACGTGTTATCTAAACTGTCTTTCAGTTTATCTCCCCAAAGTTCTTTATTGCTTTTGCCTAGCACATCAACTTCAAAGAAATAATGTGCATTAAGATATTGATATACTACCCATGCTAAAAAGCCACTGCCTATAATTGCAAGTCTGGCTCCTTTTACATTACGTTTTTCAAATTGATCTTCTTCTTGCATTACAACATTCAAACCACAAGCAACTGGTTCTATGATGTATTTAGGGTCGAGGCGTGGCACCTTAACAAAAGTTCCATCATTTGCATTGTATTCATCTGCATACGCAGGCTCTCCTCTTGTAGCAACATAGTCTCCAACTTCTACATCTTTGACGTCAGCACCTACTTCTAACACTTCTCCTAAACCTTCATGTCCTTGCATTTCAAGTGGCAAAGGACCAAAGTTGCCATGCATCATTTCTATATCACTTCTGCACACACCAGTCATTTTGCTTTTTACACGTATTTGATTAGGCTCTATGTCAGGTATATTAATTTTACCTTCTTCGAATTTGCCTTTACCTTCAGTGTACAGTATCGATACTTCTTTCATTTATTAACTCCTGAATCCATAAATCATAATCTAATTGTTTATTCCAAAATGCATCATCGTCTTTGTGTACTATTGATGATCGTATCATCTGTTCATACGCACTTTCAGGACACAATCCTAATTGAATTGATTCCAAATGCGATTCACCATCTTTATAAAAATGCATTGCAACGTCATCATGCATATTGCTTTTCCACATTGTTTTTAAAATAAAAGTTTTTTCACCATTTGATAATGTTAGTTCTGCTTCATCATCAACATCATACACACCATTCTTGTTTACTTCACCATACTCTGTGCCTACACAATCATTTAGAGACCAACGTTGATTTTTATCAAACTTTTCTACTTTGTAATCTTTGTATTTTCCATTTGTCAATTGTACAAATAAACTTAACAAGTGTGGCAATAAGTCCTTGCTTACTCCACCCAACGCATATTTTTTATTTGTAAACCAAGTTCCTGGGCCAGGTATTCTATTTTTATTAATCCAATTTATTTGCACAAGGTCACTCGCATCAACCGATTGTTGCATTTCATTAATATTATCTCTGAACATATTGTTCTTAGTCATCATAAATTTTGTAGGTTTATGTAAACTGTTCAGCAATCTCCAATGATTAGTTGATTCAACTCCTGGCTTTTCTACAAAAACCATGTTGGCACATGGCGCCACCTTCTGTGCTGTCTTGTAGTGCAAATGATTAGGCACACAGATATGAGCAGTATCAAATGGTGAATGCGTTGCCAATGCTGTTGTAAGTTCTAAAAAGTCTGCTTGTTTGTTAGGATCATTGTCCACAGTTATCACTTCATGTCCCATTTTAAGTAAGACATCTTTGTACAACTGTCCAAAACTTAATCCAACAACTAAACTTTTCATTATGCTCCAAGTGTCCTTTTCATGTGATCAATCTGTGTTTTTAAAAACAATTTGATCTTTTTAAATTTTACTAGAAGATGTTTAGAGTCCCAAGTTCTATCTAGTCCTCTTTCAACTTCCATTTCTTCTACTTTCTTTTTGTACCAATCGTACTCTTTTTGTAGTGCCTTTACTTTCTTGCTCTTCATTTTTGCCATATTATACCTCCTCAAATAAGTTTTGAAATTGTGTACTTGCATTCACAGTTTTCTTTCCTGTGGCTCCTCTTGTACCTATAATTGACATCCAAAATCTCTGAAACTCTTCTATCACTGCATTTGCTTCATCTCTACTGCTTGTTGCAAACACGGCATTAACAATATCTTTAAAAGCAATTCTATCAAACTGTTCTTGTACAAGCATCTTAGGATTAATACCTTTGTCATACATTTGATTTGCTTCTTGTACTGCTGTGATATGCATCCAAACATTGTGCGCCATTTGTAGTGTGTAACTGAAACTGTCCCAACTTGTTTTAGGATCATTACCCATTTTATTTAGGTCGCCTGGATTATAGCAAGTGATATCTTTCAACATCCATCTTGCACTCACAGGACTGTCTCTAAAAGCAGGAAATATTCCTTTTTCTAACACTGCGTCTCTAAATGATTTTGTTTCTTTTGCAAATCCTTTATCATCTGCACTTGCCATCATTCTATAGACCCATTTTGCTTTGTCCTTAATTTCAATATCTGTGTATACTTGTCCATTTGCACTTGCTAGAAAAGGACTTGCACAATCAAATGTAATCATAAAGTTTTCATTGTGATACTTTCTAATTGCTCTTTGTACGTCAGTTAATAGCACTGCCCATTCTAATTTACTTGTGCCTAAGAAGTGCATCACATCATGTTTACCTTTTTCTAGTAATCCATCAAATCTTAATGCAACCAAACGTTTCAGTGCCAAATGTATATCACACATATTTTGACCACCCATTGCCCAACCATTAAAGTGTGTGCTTGGATACTTTTTAGGATCACAGTAGTCTTTCATTTGTGCATACCAATCATCTGCCTGTTGGAAGTTTTCACCTTGTAGTACATTTAAAAATTTACAATTACCATTTCTATTTTTCATAAAATAATCATTGTTAATTTTTGTACCATCAACTGCTTCTTGATATGAATTAATATTACTTGCTTTTGCACCTTGTGGAGAACGTGAAACCCAAGCAGGAATATCAAGTATCATACCATAGTCCATGTTGTGATCCATAAACTCTAGCACTTGCTCTCTTTTCTTTTTAGCCTTTGGACAGTTTGGATCTTTCCAATCGCCTTCCCAAACACCTTTACCTATCTGGAAACCACCTGAATCACCCAATAACCAATTATCATTTCTATCTCTGTTTCTAATGATATCATCACGCACACTGAATTTCTTCATGTTTAAATCTGCGTGACCCGCCGAGTATAAATGCCATTTGTAATAGAAATACGTGTCTTTGGATTTAATATAATTCAATCCTTCAACACCATGCTCAAAGTTTTGAGGTACTCTTTCTGGCTTAATATAATCTTCTTCGTGTCTTGCTTTACCCAAGTCTCGAGCAAAGAAACTGCTCATAGCAGGAAGGAACGTTGCGTAGTCCTTCTGCTTTTCAGTTAGATTATCAGTTGGTATTTTCTTATCCATATACTACTTTGTTTGTGCAGGCAATATGTAATTGTATTCACCAATTCCACTGTCCACAGTAATCTGCATTGCTCCCTGATCAGAAATACTCATTTTAATTCTGCCATCAAGACTCAAAATGCTTATCACTTGTTGTATAGGCCAACTCCAAGAATTTTTAAGTTCTTTAGTTACATTGCCTTCAAACACAAATGATCCTGCGTGTGAGTTTGCGTCACCAAAGTAAAATACTAAATTATTGTTTTCTGTTTTCACAGTAAACACAGTTTCTTCAACGTGTGCCGCCGCTTGTAATTTTAGTCTAGCAATCGCCGCCACTCTTGGTTCAAACTCTATGTCCCAAGCAGTTCCTTTGAATTTAACTGATTTTAGTTTCTCATTGATGATTTCAGTGCTCATAAATCTGTAATCATTTTTAAAGTCTTTACCAGCATTTTCAAAATGTATGTGCGTTGGCACAGTTTTACCATTTCTTTCTGCTGACTTAACTTCTATTTTTGCGTCCTTCTGATATTCAGGACATTTCAAGTGAAGTGCTAACTTGTCTAAGTTAGGCATTCCAAACACACCATCAAATTCATTTACTTTGCTGTTTGTGTTTCCTGCAAGTATCACTGATCTATCTTCAGCCATACTTTCTATTTTTGTTTGTTCTTCGTTGCTTATTTTAACAAGGCTTAGAAATCCAAGCGAATGTGTATGTGCAACGATATCTTGTAAGATGTCTTTCATTATACGTTCTCCTTATATACATTATATTTAGGTTTTGGCGAAAAGTCAATGACTAATTCTATCATCTTTTCTTCACTCCAAAATTTTTATATGCTTTTTGAACTGACTTTGCCTGGAAATAACAATCAGCAAGTGCATTGTGTAGATCCATTTGGACATCTTTTCTTGGGTCTTTTGGTAACATATTAAACAGTGTTCGTGAATCACGTATCTGCCAATAGTTCCAAGGCACAGGTTGTCCTAATTGTGCATATAAATTTTGTAGTATTGCGTAGTCAAACAATGGACCTTGACACCAAAGTTCATCTAAACCAACGCAAAATTTGTTTAGTTGTTTTATAAAATCTAATAATGTTGTTCGGTCTTCATCACCTAATGCTTCTTCTCTTATTTTTGCATCTTGTTTACCCCACCATTCTAAAGTGTTGTCATCTACATGACGATCAAGTTCACTTTGTTCATCCACGTTCAAACGCAAATATAATCCTGAATGTGGCTCTTCGTTTGTGTAAGGATCAAACTTGATGGCACCCACAGTCAATATTGTAGCATCAGGTCTGGTGCTCAATGTTTCTAAGTCTATCATTCCGTGTGTTGCCATCTATCCTCCGAAATCAAATAAGTTGTTAAATGTGTTTTTACTTTCAGTTGACTTGATATCCCAACCAAGTACGCCTAACAGGTTGCCAAGTTTGTTATCAATCAATGTGCTTTCCATAGCATCATTATCAAATGGCAGTTCTTTAAACCAATTAGGAATATGCATTTCATCTGTTGGATAAGCCACAGAAGTAAAGTCCAGTGGATTCTTTTTAAGTTTACACACAATAACTTTCATACCATCCATGATTTCCATAGAGTATTTGTCGCTGTGCATTCTTTTTAAGTTGTTCCAATTAATACTTGCTCTCACGTGTCCTGGCATATTTGCTTTGCCTTGACGTGCTTCTTTCTTCGCATACTCTTGAATATTGTTTGCTCTACGTGGAGATCCTTTCTCCCAACCTGGTCTTTGTTTGAATTCATTTCTAAATTGACTGATTCTATCCAATACTTCATCTTCAGTTTTCCTTGTAAGCACCATCAATAATAATTCATTTAAAAAATCCTGTATAAACACAGGAGTATCTGATCTCTTTAGATCAAGACCCATTGCTTTTATTTTGCCTGGTTTATCGCCTTCATCCTGTCTATAACCTTCTAGATCATATATTAATATAGCATATCTTTTCTTTGTGATAAACAATCCTGTTTCAGCAACAGATTCTCTACCTGCTTGAATTACTTCTGCTCTTGATTTTAAACAATGAAATGCTTGTCCCATAAACTTTTTAAAACTGCCATTTACTTCTTCACACACTTGGTCATACAGTTTCACAACACTTTCTTTGGTCCAAGGAATTTGTCCTGCTTGTATTTCTTTTTTCAATACTTCATATGCAGAGAAGTATGCCGAATCTGTATCACCATATATTATTGCTTTACCAACATGGTTGTAATCACCTGTGATAACTTCATTAATTTTTGCCGCCATGTGTTTACTAATCTGTCTACCTGATAGTGTTGTTGATTGTCCAATACGTTTATCAAAAAATCTACATCCTGGATTTAATATTGCACCATATAAACTGTTCAAGTTAATCTTCTTAACAAGTTGTCTTTTATCCCAAAATTCTATTTCTGCATCGTTGTTTGCCTCTTTGGCTTTCTTCAACATACCTTGCATTTCTTTTCTTTCTTTATACCAACGTGCAAGTAGTCCTGGTATGACTCCTTCAAACTCACTTGTAAAAATTGTGCCATTGGCACTCATCATCATAGGATTATTGCTGTCGAATACCATCTTGTAAATTTCAGCACCACTCATTACCTCTGATTTGCCATCTTCCCAATCAACGTGAATTGAAATGTCTTTTCGTTGTTGCATTACTGCATCATATTCTAGTGAACCAAAATGATTTTCCCAAGCACCAGCAAATGATTTCTTTTGTAGAGTCATTTGTTCTTCAATGTATTCATCAGTATGACTAGGTCTTAACTGTCCCATCACACACTCAGGAGCCATGTTTAATGCTCTAATTACTGAAGGATACAGTGAATTGATATCCATTGATCCTATCCAGTTGTGCAATCCTTTTCGTGGATATGCCACATAGGCACCAGCCGCCGCTGTGTTTTCTCCTACATCTCTTTTAGGTCTATTTGGAACTTGCACACCTCGTCTGTGTGCTTCATTTATAATTGCTTGTTCTGTTACTGCAACTGCACCTAGTGTTGTTTGTAATAACACTGTGTTTGCGTGTGCTAATTCATTTGTTAATGAAATGAATCTAAGTTTTCTATCTAGTTTGTCAATAAGTCTTGTATCTTGTCTGTTGTATTCTATGAAAGTTCTAAAGTCTTGATTGTATAATTGATCCAGACTGCCTTCATACACAGTTTTCTTTTCTCCTAGTTCATGTTCGCCAATAGCATCTAATCTATAACTGTGTCGTTCTTCATATGTGTATTTTCTATAAAGTTCCAATGAATCCAAATGCACTCTACCAACTAGGTCATAAGTTTCTTGTTCACGACCAAATCTTTCAAATACTCTTTTCTTAGGCAGTTGTTTCCATAAACATAGTTTTCTTGTGTCATCTTTGCTCAATATTTTTTGAATTCTGTTTATTACGTATGGAATATCATAACCTTCTGAGTTCCAACCACTCAACACATCAGCATCTTGAATTATATCTAAAAATGCTAATAACATTTCACCTTCATCTTTGTAAAGATACAAATTGTCTATGCCTTTTGTAATTTCTTTTGCTTCTTCTATACTCATTGTTTTTGGTGGAATAGCAAACGTCACCAATGAATCCATCCATTGCAACGCAACAGATATCGCTGTGATTGGCATAAATGGATCACTTGGAGTACTGAATCCTTTTTCTGGATCAAAGTCAGCCTCAATATCAAAGAATGCAATTTTTAAATCAGGCGAATCTGCATTAAGATAATTTTCACTCAAGCATTGAAATATAGGATTGATGTCTGATTCAAATAATTGTTTGTTTCTGTTTATTGCTAATTCTTTGTGAAAGTCTTTTGTTGTTTTAGATATCACTCTGTTGAGTGTTTTTCCAGTTGTACTTTTATATTTTCCTCTTGGATCTTCATAATAGAATGTGTACTTGATGGGATATTCTTTAAAAACTCTTTCACCATTTTGACGTTCAACAACTCTTATAATGTCTGCTCCTCTATCAAAATAGCCGTCTATATAACTCATTTATTCTCCTAATGTCATTTGTGGCTGACACATACCAAATAATCACTTGTGGCTGATTGGGCCTAACGCAAATAATATAACAGTATACCGCCTATTCCGGTAATTGTCAATACTGCATTTGTAGTTATCAGTGCTGGTTCTTTCCAAATCACTGAAACGATTAACCAAACTATTCCTCCCATTGCTAAAAGCATAGGTCCTATTGGATATAAATGGGGGAAACCTGCATTAACGAATGTTCCTACAATCAAAGTGAATGTAGCAATCCATTTTAAAATCTGATCAGTCTTTTTCATATCTATCAAATACTCTGTTGATTACATTGTTAACTCTCACAAAGTGAGCCGCCTTAGGCATATCTTTTATTCTTCTTGCTCCAATGTAAGTGCAAGTGCTTCTTACTCCACCTAAAATTTGTTCAACAGTGTCTTTGACTGGGCCTTTATCATTCAATGTAACTGTTTTGCCTTCTACGCCTCTGTATCCGTCTTTTCTTTGTCCGTGTGTGTTTAGTGCTGTTTGTGATGCCATTCCATAAAAAACTCTTTTGCCGTCTTGTAATTCTAATTCTGATTCATCATGTCCTGCTAACATACCGCCAAGCATTACAAAATGTGCTCCGCCACCTAATGCTTTTGCAACGTCTCCTGGTTGTGTACAACCTCCGTCAGCAATGATATGTCCACCAACGCCGTTAGCCGCATCTGAACATTCCATTATTGCTGAAAACTGAGGAACACCTACTCCTGTTTGTGTTCTTGTGGTACACACACTACCTGGACCAATTCCAACTTTTACTATGTCAGCACCTTTTATAATCAATTCTTCTGTCATATTAGGCGTGACTACATTTCCAGCAATAATAACTTTTTCTGGATATTCTGTTCTAATTTTTGTAACAAAGTCTACAAATGATTCATGATATGCATTTGCAACATCAATTGTAATACAAGGTATATCTGGAAATGCTGACATCACTTGTTTCAGTGTTTGATAGTCTTTTGCATCTTTATCCCATATAGCACCAGTACCTACACAGGCAGAAACATATTTGAATTTCAATCCTGTGCCTGCGGCTTGTTTCCAATCATCTAGTGTATAATGCTTTCTAATCACTGTAAGCATTTTGTATTCTTGCAATACTCTTGCCATTGAAAATGTACCAACACCATCCATATTACTTGCCATTATAGGCACGTAAGATAATTCTTTACCACTATTTCTGAATTTAAATTTCCTTAATATATCAACATCTCTTCTAGAACTTAATGTTGATCTTTTAGGATGTAATAAAACGTCTGAATAATCTAAATGTATGTTGTAATCAATTCTCATTAAAAAAGTCCTTTATGTTTACTGCTCTATCATCAACCCAAACATCATATACAGGCTTCTTCATCTGAATGGAAGTAAATTTAACCCCCCATTCAGAAAGTTGTTTGTGTGTAAGTTCAGTCCAATCTAGACCTGAATTACCACCTCTTGCTGTCCAGTAATGAATTTCGTTGCCTTCATCAAACAATTTGTTTAATTGTGCAATACGATCAGTATCTGGTTTGCTTTGCTCGTAATTGCTGTTTTCGTTGTAACAAATTGTGTTGTCAATGTCGACAATATATTTCATTACTTGTCTTTACCAACTGCAATAATCAAGTTTTCTAATGAATCGAATTCGTCAGAATACTTGTGCCATTCACCTTTGTGTGCAATCTTTATTGCCTTGTTGATCAAAGAAGGTTTTATTTCTAACTCTTCAGCCACTGCTTTCACAGTGTCTTTTAGTCCAGCACTTAAATCTTCTACTTCAGAAAGCACCGTTGCACCTTCATCAATTATTTTTTTAAGTTTTGCTTGTTCTTCTGGACCGTATGTTCTACCTGACATATTATTCTCCTTTGTTGTGATCTATTCCTGAGTAGTCACCATAGTTTCCCATAGCATACTCTTCTTTTAAATAATTAACCATATTTTCAGGAGTAGAAGCAATATATGGATCGTCATCAGTACCTTCGTTATTGATACCTGGTTCCTGCCACCATCGTTCTACAACGCCGTCGTTTACAACTGCCATGTATCTCCAACTTCTGTTTCCAAAACCTAAATGGTTTTTACCAATCAGCATACCCATAAATCTTGTGAAGTTTCCAGAACCATCTGGAATCATTTTAACATTTTGTATATTCATGTGACTTGCCCATGCATTCATTACAAATGAATCATTTACTGACACACAATAGATTTCATCTATGCCCATATTCTTAATTTTGTTATATTCTTTTTCGAAACCTGGAAGTTGTTGTGATGAACAAGTTGGAGTAAATGCTCCTGGTAGGCTGAATATTACCACTCTTTTACCTTTAAAATATGAATCTGTTGTTGCATTGTGCCATTCACCACCAATTGCACAACCGCCATCTGTCTCAACAGCATCGCCTGTTCTGACTCTGAAAGTTACTTTTGGAATTTTAAATCCTTTAATCATTTTGTTTTTTACCTGTGTTAAAATTAATATATGTGATTATACTTAATTTTTACAGTAAAGTCAATGATTATTTTTTGAGTGGACTTTCTTTTTCTTCGTAGAAGTAATCGTTTGAATCACCAAAAGTTACACTGCTTTCGTTTTCACAGAAGAACTCTCTAGTGCTAACTTGGAAGTCTGGTCTTTTTAGTTCTGATGGAGTAAGTGATTGTTCATACCAAAGCATTCTATTGTTTGGTTGTGCAAAGTATTGTCCGTTTTCTAATCTACCAAAATTGTGTTGTTTGTGTTCGCTAGGCACTTCAGAAACTCCTGTGTTTACAGAGTTAGGGTCACCGTGACAAGCATCTACTGTGAATAGATATTCACCTTTCATTCTGCCACCACCTTTTAACATTATTTCAACGTCACAATTTTTAAGCATAGATTTTGTCCATACTTGTATATTGGAACTGAATGAGTCCCAAAGTTCTAGTGTGCTGAGTGGTAATTGTTCTTCTTCTTTGATGTTTGTTTTCCAAACAAATGCGGATAAAGGAAACTTATCGAAACAAGCACCATACTCTGGTAGATATGCTTCGAACATTAAGGCCCTGCCTTGCACTGATTTTACAGCAATGATTACTGCTTCTACAAATTCGCCGTGGCCTCTTTCAAGGTCGTGTAAGTATTCTTTACGAACCCAACATTTTGTATATGGAATATTTGCAACAAAATTCAAGACACAACCTCCCCCTTGTTAATATAGAAGTATTTATTTAAAATTGTATCTTGTAGTGTTTAAATTGTCTTATGACAGTTTCTGATAGTCCATCCATAAAAGTTTACTTTACTAGCAACTTTCATGTAGAACCTTGTAACGTCCTTTTTGACTGGCATCAAGTAAGGAACATTTCTTTGTCTATTTCTTTTGATCATTATTTTTTCTTTTTGGTGTTGACGTTTATTGCTTTGCCACGTCTGTTTGGATTTGGATCTTTTCTACGTTTTCTACGAGCCGCAGATGCTCTGCCTTTTTTGCCTAATGCGTATGCTTTTTTGGCAGG